ATCCGCAGCCATCGGTAAGTCTGGTGCCTGCGGGTGAGGAGTCTGCATCATTCCCCCCACCAGTTTCGCGAATGCAGAGTATGCACCCTGCAATTCGTTAACCATCCTGAATGGGAACCCAGATAACATCTCGGCTCTTTCCTCGTCCGTCTTAGACGGAAAGAGGTATTTCAGTGCTTCAATGCTATCAACACCTAATTCTTGTAGGTTGCGGACCACGATTGAATTGTTGAGGATGTCTTGGGTAGAGTCCTCATACACGGGTCCTAACCAACGCCACAAGATAGTTAGATCACCATCTGGAATCAAACCCTGAACCTTGGGTGGTAATTGACCTGTTTCAACACAGGCCATCAACAAATACTTTAACTTATCGTTGAATACTTTTAAGGCTTCTTCGTAAGCACTTAATTCTTCGTCGGATGCGCCAGGAGCAGGTTCAATTGGCTTTTCAAATCCTGCTGATGCGGCCAGTGTTTTCTTAAAGAGTTGTTCTTCTTGGTAAATAATTAATTCCAAGCAACGGCAAATACCGTGGGTATAAAGAGCCGTTGATTTTTTCTTTGATGTTGCAGATACACGTCCAAATAAAGATTTATATTCAGTAGCTGTTACACCAGCAGAAATTGACAGTTCATCTACACCGCCAAGTGCCGTGCGAATTTCTTCTCGATACTGACGAGCAAATGCGTTTTGGTCTCCAGTAATTGCGTCAGGAACAATGTAACCAACACGATCATTTGGCTCCAGGTTTGCAATAATCCTTGGAACACGAATCTGACCATCAACACCACGAGATACAGGATCAGCCTTAAACATTGATTGACTCAATGCAGAAGGACTGGTGAAGCCTGAGTTTGCAGCAATAGATGGGCGCTGAATTGCAGTATCACCCCCTGCTTCGATCAGATCTGTCTTGGGACGAGACGAAAGAAGAGTTGGGTTACCAAAGAACTGAACGTTCTTGCGCATGGTGCGAACCATTTCATCATGCGTAATGATGTGATTGGCAAGAGCGTCAAACTCACCCACGCCTTCATTAGAGAAGCCCTTGGGATTATTAAAGATTTCAACGCAGGGAATAAAACCAAGGGTGTTGACAAATGTCTTTGTTTTACCAGGGGCCATGCCCTCTGGCATATCAAAAGACATCTCAGATTCAGAATGGGTTTCTGTGATTTCTTTCTGCTTGATTGATAGGCGGATGTACCGCTTGGACCCTATGTTTTCTAAGGTTGATTTACCGACTAATGCTGATGTATTGATATTGGCAAAACCAGTTGGTTTCCTGACCTTATAGCTATAGATCACAATCACTTCCTCAAGCTCACCATCTACGTTGTAGAAGGTGCGATATTCATGTTCGCGGAAGTAATAAATACGGTAATTCTTAGTTGTGGGCCGTATGTAAAATAAGCCTTTGCCGTCGCAAAGAAAATAATCCCACAAGGAATCAAGCCTTACATCTAACTGGTTGTACTTGACAACACGGTCGATGAAGTCTTTGCGTTGATTTCCAAAGTTATCTTGGCCTGGAAAAAATTCAACACCCTGGCGGATGCCGAACATTTTCATTTGGGCAAGATGAGACGCAACAATGCCAGTATCAACGACGACAGAACTGTCTTTATCAATGTATGCATTGATAATTTCTTGAAGTCTGGCTTTAGCGTCTGACATTTATTTGTCTTTGTTATTTAACAATACTAACAGTTTTGTCAATTAAAACCTGCCCATCATGCTGCCTTGTACACCGTAAGCAGGAGCTCCGTTGAAACGCGGAGTACGCGTGATATTGGCATCAAAACCAAAAGTCTTAGTTCTTTGATCTTGCACATTATAATTACCGCCAAAATTAATAGACTGGTTTTTGTCCAGTTGGGCATCAACTGAACCGCGCAGATTTTTTACTTTATCGTTTTCAATGTCTACACCAAACCTAATAGGAGGTCCTTCTTGCATTTGCATTTGTTCCATTAACGCACTATTCATATTCATTGCGCCACCCAAAGCACCTGCATTACCCATGGGGGGCATGCCACCAGGTATTGCCTGTGCAAGAGGAAATAATTGTGGACCCGGAGAGTTTACATCGTTGTAATATTTTTGCAAATCACCAGGTCTTTGGTCCCATTCTTTAAGTTTATTGAGTTCTTCCTGGCTCATACCTTTGAACTTATTGCGCGGCCCAATTTGAAAACTTGGATCAGCAGCAAGTTGTTCAATACCCATTCCACCGCCATAATACGGCATCGGCATCATTTCGGCTGCGCCGTCAACACCGGGGCGATACACCAAATCACGGAAGGCAAGATTACCGCCAACCGGGATGCCGCCTTTAATGCTGGTCGTCATCTTATCAATACTTCGTTGATTGTATTCTACTCTTCTATAACCTCATAACCAGATGCGTCATTAACTTTAGAAATAATAATGCCGGTTCCACGTACATCCCAATTAAGTACGTCACCTTCTTCCCAGCCCAGCTCCTCCGTTACTTCATTGGGCAGCACAATATATTGATCTCCATTTTCGTCCTCTTGGACCTCAAGGATGTAGCTCATTTTGACTCAAGTAATTTCTCAACTAGCTTATCAAGTTTTGCATTAATTTGATTAAAGTTGTCATGCATTTGCTGTATCTCTCTCAAGAAGTCAACTTTAAGTACGTACTCCAACGGCATTCGTTTTAGGTCGTCTTCCAAAACATCGATCCTGCGTTTCTGTGAACCAATATAATTGAATGCTTGTTGAATCTGATCGTTTTGTCGCCCTAAGATTTTACCTGCAACCCAGCTACCGCCTGTAATGGCAGATACAACGGATGTTAAACCGATGGCAATATATTCTGGTCCCACAACGCAAAATTTTTCTTTTATTCTAAGATCAATAATCAACCTGAAGTTTACCTTTTTTCATAAGACCTGTCACCAACCATACCAATGCATCCACACAGTCATCATGTCCGCTAACTCCAAAGTTAGTTAGTTCTTCAAACATTGCAGTGAATGTGCGATAACGATTGAAAATAATTTTGCGATCCTCAAACATTCCCATAATTCCACGGAAGCGAGCGAGCTTATCGCCACGGAATCCTTTAACCGGATGCCAGATTAAGTTATACAGATTCTCTCCTGACAAACAGATACGTTTGAAGTCTGCTTCCAAAGAGGCCTGGTACTGTACGGCTTCAGACCAAACATCACACGTGGAATGTGTCGGGAAATAAATATCGTTTTGATCCTTGCCAATAATTGACCAGTCGTTAAGAAGTTCCTTTAATGTATCTAGTTTTTCAAGGTTGCCCATAACGCGCAACCGCCTGTAATCAATGATATGGATCGTATCCCCAATGCGACCGCCAAGAACAAATACGGTGTAATCATTCTTTTCTTTTGTGCCAGAGGAAAGGTCAACCCCAACTCCCAGGCAGTCAAATTCAGTGGCAATTTCTGCTTTGATTAAAAGTTCTGGTGCAAGAGACAGCTCATTCTGGCGAACGATTTGATTCATGTACTGGAACGAAAAAGCAATAGGTGCCTGCCTTTTCTTTTCCTTTAGATAAGAAAGTGACCACATCTCAGGCCAGTAGGATTCCTCATCCCCTGTCACTGGATCTGCCGTTACGGCAGGAAGAACAATCTGCATCCAGTTATGGCTAGCGTTAAAGGTTGTTGCGTGAATGTCATCGTGCCTGAAGCGAGTACCAAGGCAGATAGCACGTGCTCCTTCAAACATGGTTGGTGCAATCACAGCATTCCAGTTATCTTGCATCATCTTCCTGATATCTGGATTGGAGATGTCAGAAGAAGACTTGATAGGGTCATCAATAATACAAAGATGTGAACGCTTGGAGGTCACAGAACCCTTGAGACCAGCGGCGCAAAGAGTAAATTGTTCATCACCGGTGGTGTCAATGCCTGCGAACTTGTGATCAATAGACCAGTACTCATTACTGGTGACGTTCTTTAGTAGTTTGACTGTTGGAAAAACTTCCTGATATTTTTTGCTTTCAATGATTCGTTTAATGGTGGCAGACTTAGAACGGGCAATATCTACCGTGTAAGACAAGTAAAGAATCTGTAGAGGTTTTTTAGCTGTGGTATGAACGCCAATTGCCCATGCCGTGAATAAACCTAAGACCGTACTTTTGGCTGATCCCCTGGGAGCCAAGAGATCGATATTGGGACCACCAATTTTAACAAGACATTGGCTATCTTCTTCTGTAACTAGATATTTATGCCATTCTTTATGGTGACGAGCAGGTGGTTTATCTGCTACGTACTCACAGAAAAAACCAAAATCTTCTCTGGCACGTGCCAAGTCATCCTCATTATCTACCTTGCGTATCTGACGATTCTTTGCTGCGGCAAGAGCGGTGCGTCGATAAGCAAGATG